TAAAATACCCCTTTTTCATAGTTTGACAAAGGGTATAACTTAAGGTTATACCCTTTATTTATCGGATTGTTGTTTGCTTCTTCTTTTAAGGGGGAAGCAAAACCTTTCGGCGATGGGCTTTCTGGACCTGAACAGCACCTTATACAAGCCTTTTTCAGTTAGAAAAGAAACCTTTTGTTGTCGTCCGATGGCGTCAATAGTAAGCACCTCATCTTTTTCAGATTTTGTTGTCGTCCGATGGTGTCCATAGTATGGACATCATCTTTTTCGGATTTTGTTGGTTTCCGCCAAGGGTATGCATACTATGCACACCCTTTTCAGATTTTGTTGGTTTCCGCCAAGGGTATGCATACTATGCACACCCTTTTCGGATTTTGTTGGTTTCCGCCAAGGGTGTCCATAGTATGCACACCCTTTTCATATTCATTAAAATCGCGTATTTTTATTTTACACCCATCCTCCCATCTAATCAAAACTCATCACAATCTCCACGCTCTCCTTCTTGATGCTTTTCGTAGCGGATATGGAGAGCTCTTCGCGCTTCTTCCGCGTTTTATTGTTTCCACCGTCAGACGCGACACCAATTTCGCGGCGCTTGGAAGTGCTATTTCGGCAATTCATGTCGCACTCAATATCGTCATAATTATCTTCAATGAACTTGATAATATTATTTTCCAGCGTCCACTTGAAAAAATTAAGTTGTCCAATTGTGGTCTCAATAAAATTTCCGTTTTTATAAGGTACGCTGATGCGTTCCCACCGACAGAACGGGTCAAAAAATCGTTTACTATATGCTTTGAGTTTCAATTTATAGTCGACGTAGACCTTGAACCGTTTGGTTCGACCCATTTCGTCTAAACTGTCAATGACTGTGAAATTCTTCTTGGCGAAGTTTGTGGCAAACCAATCAATGATGCGAAGCGAAATCTTGGATTCACCAGTGATGATTTTCATCATCTTGTCCATAGTCGCATCGTTTTTATAAAATGTGAGGAGATTGGACAACATTAAATCCTTTTGAGATGTATACATGGATGTATTACCATTACTCGATTGCGATTGATATTGAGAATGAGACACAGTGGACATAATATAATGATATTAATTTGATTATGCTATAGATAATACATAATCAATTGTTGTTTTTAAATTGTTTTTTTTTAAGATTGTAATATCTCCAAAACATTATTAAATACCTGCTTGGTAGCATCCTTATTTTTTTCTGACAAAAAATCTGAATCATCGATTTTTTGGGTAATACTTTTTACAAAGAGTTTCGTTACCATATCCATATCCGATGGACAATCAACCAAATCAGAAGATTTTGTTTCGGATTTTTTAGATTTGCAAGTAGTTGTCTTTTCATCCTTATCATCAGAATTGGAAAGACTTTTTAAAATTGTTTCAAGAAGAAGTTGGTGTGTGTTTACATTATTTTTGTTCGTTGATTTGTTATCAATATCATCACAAGTAATAGGTTTTTTTGCGGACACTGTTTTTTTGTTGGCAACCTTAACAACGGACTCGGACTCGGACTCGGAATCGGAATCGGAATCGGAATCGGAATCGGACTCGGAATCTGAATCTGAATCTGAATCTGAATCGGAACAATCTTCCTCCTCCTCCTCCTCCTCAGCAACAGCGCCAATAGCTTTTGTTAATTCATTAATCACACTTTTTAATTCTTTAATATCATTAGTTAGTTTGTTAATGTCGGATTTGGTTTCCTCCGTACTCTGTTTATCCGATTTCAACTTCTTATAGGAAGACCTAAGTTCATTCAATTCTTCACGTTTTTCAGAATACAACTCTTTGCACGAATCAATCCGTTCTACAATTTCTGCTACACAATTTTTTAAATTGTCGGTGTTCATATTTAAATCTTTAATACACGCTTCATATAAATCGACCAAATTGTTATACGATGTACGTTCCTTTCCAAAATTAATGGTTAAAACATTAATACTCTCTTTTTTCTCAACATTCTGCTTGATTTTTTCCATCATCTTAAACAACCGACGTTTTGATTTTTTATAAGCATCTTCAGATTTAGTTAAAGATGTCTTATTGGCATTGTGATTTTTAATCAAATCTGTATAACTTGTTGATTCTATTTTTGATTCAACTTCAATCGGTGGTTCAACAGTATCACTCATTTCTCCTTAATCTATAAATATTTGAAATATTTTATTTTCGCATATTTAATGTATATCTATCAATCACCAACTGTTCCAACCTTAAAAAAATAATCGTTTTGTAATACTAATTATATCGCTTGGAAAATATATCTCAGTGCAATTATCAAGAGCCGTTTTGTATTGTTTGTAAAATATACGATTGGATATATCTCCGAGGTTCTTACCAACATTCGCATTTGTCTTTTTATTCTTTTTATTCTTTTTATTTACATCATCAGTTCCCACATTTGTTAAAAATGAATTGACCTTTTTTTCAGAAACACCTATATTATACAATGTTTCAAACATTCCGTAAAGACATAATATATCCTTAACATCTGTATTACCATTGAATATTCCAACATATGACATGATTGTGTTTATATCTACCTGAAAGAAAATCTGGCGTGTTAAATCTGTATACAATTTGTTGTTGTATTTCATAACTGGATTATATTTGTTGGGAATACCTATCAAATTAAATTTGATTTTCTTATCATGTTTATTTTCTTGAACCTTGCAAAAGGTAAGTAAATTGTAAATCGCCTTGTAGTTGTTGAGCGATTTTTTTCGACTATCCAATTCAGATGTAGAAAAAAGAACGGGGTTTCTAAACATCAAATTAGTGCGTTCATCAAATGATGATAATGTATAATAATTAATGGTTTGTAGGTTTTTATATAAATCCAAAAATAAAACATCATTGTCTGTCTGGAATGCAGCATCGTTCATGATACCGTCCATTACATTCGATTTACTGACGACAATCACACAGGATAACATCAATTCCATCATTTGTTGCTTTGTAGAAAATTTGTTCAATTCAGAAAAATCATTTGAAACAACCGGCATTTTACTGGACGAATCCTTAATATAATTGTATTTAAACTGAGATTGTAATCCTTCCGATGAAAAATCTATTTGTTTTCCAAACAAAAACTCTTGCGGTATTACATCATTTGCTAATTCCAACAGTTTCTCGCGACATATCCTCGATAATTCATCCAACTCGCCATTATATAATAGATACGAATTTACGAATGAATACAAATATAATAAAACCATATTCCCGCTTGTAATTTTATTACACGGATCAACCATATACTTTTTAAACCAATCTGGATTTTCCTGTATATTGCCATGTTCATCTAAATCCAACTTACCATCTTTATCCTTTTTAATGTGAAGATCATTGATTAATATAATATTTAAATATAGTGTGGGTATGATTGACCCAGACGATGAATTGAATGATATATCACTGCTTAATACGATGGTTTTTCGTTTTGTATCATATTTGAGTAAATTTCCAGATATATATAATCCATACAGCACTCCTAAACAATAATTTACTGCGGCAATACCACCACCACATAATACGTATATATGTTTTACATTGGAAATGGTTTGATTATTCAATGTATTTTTTATATTTTCATCAATAAACGATTCCATTCTCATTGATTCATTTGGCATTATTATAATTTGGGTATAGGTAGGTATGTGTAATAATATACATACATACATTATTATTTACAATGTTTTTGTATTTTATGATTTTTTTTTTACAATTGTGGTATATATATTGTCGCATTTTCAAAGATTCCAATAGTGTTTGTTATAACAGTAGGTAGAGGTTGTATAGGCTTATTTTTAATTGTATCGATTTGTTCTTGAATATCCTTTTTTATTTGTTTACAATTTTCTGATAATTGAGATTTTATTTCATCAAATTGATTCTTTTCAATGTTTTGTATTTGTTCAACCTGTTTTGTTTCAATGGAATTTATTTCTTCAATTTGTTGTTGAAATTGCTCTTTCAACGATGCCCCAAATTGTTGTGGTTGTAGTAATTGTTGTTGCTGTAGTAATTGTTGTTGCTGTAGTAATTGTTGTTGCTGCTGTTGTTGCTGCTGTTGTTGCTGCTGTTGTAGTAGTAATTGTTGCTGCTGTTGTAGTAGTAATTTCTGTTGCT